ATTCTGTAAAATCATAATCCGGCTGCATGTTTCTGTGCTAATATAAAGAAAAAGCACAGGAGGCATCCGCATGCAGGAAGAATTTTTTATGAACAGTATGGAACATGACCCAAAACTCAGTGGGGAGCATGGTGCACAGACAAGGAAATCCCTTGCAATGAAAGCAGAGGAGATACTTGGAATGGATCTGGAAGTGATAGTGGCAGATGATGACCTAATGTATGATTCACTGGTAAAACTGAAACCGCTTGAGAATCCAAAGAAAAATCCAATGCAGAATGCACTGAGAAAATATTATTATTACAGGAATGGAAAAGAATTTCCAAGACTGAACAGTTATCAGAGATAATACGGAAACGGCACTTCTTCGGAGGTGCTTTTTTTGTAGCCGTTTTTAGGAGGTGTCACATGGGAATTAAGAGTTTATTTGGTTTCGGACAGGCGAGGGATAAGCCTGTGGATAAGGCGGCTGATGCCGGATATTCGTTCCTGTTCGGACGGACAACAAGCGGAAAGCCCGTGAATGAAAGAACTGCAATGCAGACAACGGCAGTATATGCCTGTGTCAGGATTCTTGCGGAAGCAGTCGCATCCTTACCGCTTCATGTATATGAGTATCAGGATGACGGAGGCAAGAAGCTGGTGCATGACCATCCTTTATATTATCTGCTCCATGATGAGCCGAATCCGGAGATGACTTCATTTGTGTTCAGGGAAACACTGATGAGTCATCTTTTAATATGGGGAAATGCCTATGCACAGATCATAAGGGATGGTGCTGGAAGGGTGCTTGGCCTGTATCCGCTTCTTCCTGACAAGATGGAAGTGCAGAGGGATGACAGGGGAAATATCTATTATGTGTATTCCAGAAACAGTGATGAAAATCCCATGTTCAAGGAATACGGCAATATCAAGCTGAAAGCCGAGGATGTACTTCACATTCCGGGACTTGGATTTGACGGACTGATCGGTTATTCACCGATTGCGATGGCAAAGAATGCTGTCGGCATGACGCTTGCCTGTGAGGAATACGGTGCGAGTTTCTTTGCAAACGGTGCGAATCCGGGCGGTGTTCTGGAACATCCGGGAGTGCTGAAGGATCCGTCCAAGGTCAGGGAATCTTGGAACTCCGTGTATCGTGGTGTGAATAACGCACACAAGATCGCAGTGCTTGAGGAAGGCATGAAGTACCAGCAGATAGGAATACCGCCGGAAGAAGCACAGTTCCTTGAGACAAGGAAATTCCAGATAAATGAAATAGCAAGACTTTACAGGATACCGCCACACATGGTCGGTGACCTTGATAAGTCGAGCTTTTCGAATATAGAGCAGCAGTCCTTGGAGTTTGTGAAATACACACTGGACCCTTGGGTGATCCGGTGGGAGCAGTCGCTCCAGAGATCGCTCCTTCTGCCGGGAGAAAAGGGAAAGTATTTCATTAAGCTGAATGTGGACGGACTTCTCCGTGGGGATTATCAGTCGAGGATGAACGGCTATGCAGTCGGAAGACAGAACGGCTGGTTTTCTGCCAATGACATCCGTGAAATGGAGAACATGAACCCTATCCCTGATGAGGAAGGAGGCAACCTGTATCTTGTGAACGGTGCAATGACCAAACTTGCGGATGCAGGGGCATTTGCGGGAGCGGACAACGGACAGCAGAAGGAAGAAGAAAAACTCCCGGCACAGGAAAACAGCAGAAAGAGAGGTAAACGATGAAGCGGAAGTTTTGGAACTGGATAAAGAATGAAGATGAGAGCGTGCCTGATATGGAAAGGACGCTCTTTTTAAATGGCATGATCTCGGATGAAACATGGTACGGGGATGAAGTTACCCCGCAGCTTTTCAAGGATGAGCTGAATGCCGGAAGCGGAAATATCACGGTATGGATCAATTCTCCGGGCGGTGATGTGTTCGCAGCAGCACAGATCTACAACATGCTCCGTGACTACAAGGGAAGCGTGACCGTCAAGATCGACGGCATTGCAGCTTCGGCAGCATCCGTTATTGCGATGGCGGGAAATACAGTATGTGTATCTCCTGTGGCAATGATGATGATCCACAATCCTGCGACTATGGCAATGGGTGAGGCAAAGGATATGCAGAAGGCAATCGTAATGCTGAATGAAGTCAAGGAGTCCATCTTAAATGCTTATGAGTCCAAGACCGGGCTTACCCGTGCAAGGCTCTCGCACATGATGGATGACGAGACTTGGTTTAATGCCAAGAAAGCCGTGGAGCTTGGATTTGCAGATAAGATCCTTTTTGATTCCGATGAGGATGAGAAAAAGAAAGAGCCGGAAGAGCCGGAGAAAAAGCCGGACGAAGGCAGTGAAGGAGAGGAAGAGGAGAAAAAGGATGACGGGGAAAAGGAGAAGAAAAAGAAGCTCCCGTTCCAGCAGGATTCCATGATGTTTTCCACAAAGGCGATGAATGAATCGTTCCTTTCCAAGGTATCCCATACGGATGCCATGATACCAGTTAACCAGTTGGAAAAAAGACTGAGTCTTTTAACACATTAAGGAGGATTTCAAGATGAGTAAGATTTTAGAGTTAAGAGAAAAGAGAGCAAAGGCCTGGGATGCTGCAAAGGCATTCCTTGATGCCAAGAGAACGCAGGAAGGATTTGTATCCGCAGAGGATGCAGCCACTTATGACAAGATGGAAGCAGATGTCGTAAATCTCGGAAAAGAGATCGAGAGACTGGAAAGACAGGCTGCCATCGATGCAGAGCTTGCAAAGGCAACAAGCACACCGATCACCAATCAGCCGAATTCAAAGACTGACGGTGATACAAAGACAGGAAGGGCAACGGATGAGTATAAAAAGGCATTCTGGAACAGTATGAGAAACAAGATGTCATACGAAGTACAGAATGCCCTTTCCATTGGTACGGATTCCGAGGGCGGATATCTCGTACCGGATGAGTATGAGAAGAAACTCGTGGAAGCACTGGAAGAGGAAGTATTTTTCCGTAACCTTGCAACCGTCATCAAGACTTCAAGCGGTGACCGCAAGATCCCTATCGTCACATCAAAGGGCGAGGCAGCATGGATCGATGAGGGCGGACAGTTCCCTGAATCCGATGACAGCTTCGGTCAGACATCCATCAGTGCTTATAAGCTGGCAACCATGATCAAGGTGTCCGATGAACTCTTAAATGACAGTGTGTTCAATATTGAGCAGTATATTTCAAGGGAGTTCGGAAGAAGAATCGGTACAAAGGAAGAGGAAGCATTCTTTATCGGTGACGGCAAGGGAAAACCTACCGGAATCTTCAATGCCACAGGCGGTGCAGAGACAGGGGTTACTGCCAATAATACTTCCATTACATTTGATGATGTCATGGATCTTTATTACTCCCTGCGTGCTCCATACCGTAACAAGGCAGTGTGGCTTCTTAATGATTCGACCGTAAAGGCAATCAGAAAGCTGAAGGATGGAAACGGAAATTATATCTGGCAGCCGTCCGTAAGGGAAGGAGAGCCGGACAGGATCCTCAACCGTCCGTACCGCACATCCATTTATGTGCCGGAGCTTGCAGCAGGAAGCCGTGTCATGGCATTTGGTGATTACAGTTATTACTGGATTGCTGATCGTCAGGGCAGAAGTTTCAAGAGACTGAATGAGCTTTATGCTACAACGGGTCAGGTCGGATTCCTTGCTTCCGAGCGTGTGGACGGCAAGCTGATCCTTTCCGAGGCAGTTAAGACACTTGATATCAAGGCTGCCGGAAAGTAGGTGGACGGATGTTCGTAACGCTTGAGGAAGCCAAAGGTTATCTCAGGGTCGATTCGTCAGACGAGGATGATCTCATCCTCCGTCTGATGGAGACATCCGACAGCCTGATCTTAAATGTGACAAGACGTACACGGGCAGGACTAAAACGGCATGAGGCACTTATCCGTACTGCGGAACTGTATGCCATTGCTTATCTGTATGAGCACAGGGAAGAAGCCGATCATAAGACAATGACGGAAACACTGAAATATCTGCTCTTTGGGATCAGGAAGGAGAGATTCTGATGATTGAACTCATGCGTGAGAGGATCACGATACAGAAAAGCAGTACCAAAACAGATAAGACGGGAAACCACATGCTTGTGTGGGAAGATCATTATAAGTGTTTTTCCTATGCAAACAATCTGTCCGGTAAGGAATACTGGGAAGCAAAACAGGTCAATGCAGAAACAGAACTGGATTTTATTATCCGGTACTGCAGTGAGGTGTCAGGACTTGATACGGAGCATTACCGCATAGTTTTCCGTGGAAGACTTTATAATATTACATTCGTTGATAACGTGCAGTACAAAAACAAATCAGTAAGGATAAGGGCTGCCCTGATAAAGAGGTGATGGAATGGCAGAGAGAAGAACGACCGTTGACGGTCTTGCGGATGCAATCATGGACGGACTCAAAGAGTATGCAGACCTTGCAACGGATACGGTCAAGGATGCGGTAAAAGATGTATCCAAGACGGTAAAGAAAGACATTCAGGCAAATGCCCCAAAGCGTACCGGCCGGTACAAAAAGAGCTGGACCGTGAAAAAGACAGCGGAAAGCAGTAATTCCCTCACGATGACTGTCCATTCCAAGGACAGATACCAGATCGCCCACCTGTTGGAGCATGGTCATGCAAAGCGGGGTGGCGGCAGGGTAGCCGGAAGGGAGCATATTGCCCTGGCAGAGGCAAAAGGAAACAGGGAGCTTCTGCTGAAGATTGAAAGGGGGCTGCGTTCATGACACATGAAGAAGTTGTGGCAATGATGGAAGAAATGAATCTTCCGTTTGCTTATGACCATTTTGTGGAAGGCGAATCCCCGGAACCGCCTTTTGCAGTATTTCTTTATCCGGGAAGCAGCAATTTCCCGGCAGACGGCAGGGTATATTATAAATCCAGCCGTCTGAATATAGAAATTTATACGGATTTGAAAAATCCGGAACTGGAATTTACAGTAGAAGCCGTGCTTGATCTGCACGGTATTTTTTATGAAAAAAGCGAAGTATGGATAGAAACTGAAAATCTGTATGAGGTGCTTTATCAGATGGAGGTATAGAAGATGGCTAATAAAAAGAACAAAGTCAAATTTAATATCTGCAATGTGCATTACGCACCGATTACGGTTGCAGAGGAAGGCACGGTCAGTTTTGGAACACCTGTACCAATGCCCGGTGCAGTATCCATCAGCATGGATCCGACAGGAGAGCCGGAATCATTTTATGCAGATGGTATTGAGTATTATGTAATCAACAACAATCAGGGATATGATGGTGACCTTGAACTTGCCATGATCCCGGAATCGTTCAGAACGGATATCTTAAAAGAGGAACAGGATGCCAATAAGGTGCTTGTGGAGAATGCAAATTCCGAAACAGGAAGCTTTGCACTTCTTTTTGAATTTGATGGTGATATCCGTAAGATCCGTCATGTGCTTTATAACTGTTCCGCATCCCGTCCGACCATTGAGTCAAAGACTAATGAAGAAGATAAGGAAGTGCAGACAGAAACACTGACAGTAAAGGCAAGACCAATGGCAGACGGATATGTCAAGGCAAAGACAGGAGATTCCACGACAGATACAGTTTATAACAACTGGTATAAGAGTGTGTATCTTCCGGCTGCAACTCCGGCACTGGAGCAGCAGTCAGCAAAATCAACCAAGAGTGTATCATAGGGAGGACTAAGACATGGGTATCAGAAAGGATATAGAAATTGACGGACAGATGGTTGCATTCAAGGCAAGTGCAGCCATTCCAAGAATCTACAGATTAAAGTTCCAGAGGGATATTTATAAGGATCTGGCAGTGCTTGAAAAGAGTATTGGAGATGGAAAAGAGGAATCATCAAACCTTGATATGTTTTCTCTTGAGATGTTCGAGAATATAGCATTTATTATGGCCAAGCATGCGGATCCAAGCATTCCGGACACACCGGAAGAGTGGCTCGATAATTTCAATACATTTTCAATTTATCAGGTTCTTCCGCAGCTTATTGAACTGTGGGGACTGAATGTAAAAACGGATGTAGAAGCTAAAAAAAACTTCGTCCGACAGAGCGTGAAATGACGACCCCGCTGTTTCTGCTACGATGTGTGCAGTTAGGTTTATCGATGGCAGATCTTGATATGCTGTCGATAGGCCTTATCAATGATATGTACAGTGAGAGCCGGAACGATGATTATAAGTATGCTGAGCTTGCCACACAGGAAGACTTCGACCGATTCTGATTGAGAACACAGCCTTTTTCTGTTATACTATCAGCAGAAAAAGGCTGAAATCAAGAAAAGGACGGTGGTTACAATGATGAAGATTTCTGGCGATTTTTATGTAAAGTGTAATAACTGCGGACACATCACATTTGTAGAAGCGGACAGTTTGGATTATGATACAACTTCAACTGAAAGATCTATGGGTGCTGAAGTAGAATATAATTTTTTTGGTGAATTCTACTGTGAGGGCTGTGGAAGATATATAGACTATAATATTCGTGGATATGAATATCCTGTCGGTGCATTCAATTATTCGGATTCTGAATGCCACGGTGGAGAGTTCGTGGACGAGCCAAGTGCGGATATAGAATATGAATTTGATGAGTATTACAGTGATTATGCATACGAAGAATACATTGAAGCCGATGATATTCTGGAACAGAACCGTGAGCGGATAAGAAATATGACTCCGAGGGAATTTGAGTTATTTGTTGGGGAGATATTTGAAAGTCTTGGATTTACCGTAAAGGTTACCAAGGCAACAAGAGATGGAGGCAGCGATATTATTGCAACAAAAGCTGATCCGATTCCATTTACCCTGATTGTAGAATGTAAGCATTGGGGAGAAAAGCATAAGGTGGATGTCAGCGTTGTAAGGAGTCTGTATGGAGTCCAGACAGCAATGCAGGCCAATCAGTCCGTTGTTGTGACATCAACTAAATTTACAAGGGATGCAAGAAAATTTGCAGAGAGCAGAAAAACCATGATGCAGTTATGGGATATAGATGATCTTTTGAAATATATGAAGTAAAAAATATAATATTACATAGGACATCCGTCAGAAATGGCGGGTGTTTTTATTTTGTTACGGAGCAGAAATGCTCCTTTTTTTGTACTCATTTTTAGGAGGAGGTGAGAGGAATGGCAAGCCGTATTCAGGGGATCACGGTAGAAATTGGTGGTGATACAACCAAACTGCAGAATGCACTTAAAGGAGTGAACGGACAGATTAAGTCTACCCAGTCACAGCTTAAAGATGTAAATAAACTTCTGAAACTGGATCCGGGAAATACGGAGCTTCTGGCACAGAAGCATAAGCTGCTTGCGGAAGCGGTCAGTGAAACAAAAGAGAAACTGGCAACACTGAAGACGGCAGCAGAACAGGCGAATACTGCACTTGCCAATGGCGAGATCTCACAGGAGCAGTACGATGCCCTTCAGAGGGAAATCGTGGAAACGGAACAGGACTTAAAAAATCTTGAAACACAGGCAAACCAGTCTGCGACAGCCGTACAAAAGATAGCATCATCCGGTGAAAAACTGAAGACAGTTGGGGATAACATTTCCTCTGCCGGACAAAAGCTTCTCCCGGTAACAGCCGGAGTGACTGCACTGGGTACGGCATCCGTAACGACCGCAACTAATTTTGAATCTTCCATGTCACAGGTACAGGCAACAATGGGAATCACCAAAGATTCTATGTCCAAGGTCAACGGGCAGTCGGTAAATACGATGGATACCCTTTCAAAGCTGGCAAAGAAGATGGGTGCAGAGACGGCTTTTTCCGCATCTGAGTGTGCGGAAGCATTGAATTACCTCGCCCTTGCCGGATACGATACACAGCAGATGTGTGATACACTGCCGACCGTTCTTAACTTGGCAGCAGCCGGAGATATTGCCCTTGCTGATGCATCGGATATGGTAACGGATGCGATGTCTGCCCTTGGAATGGGAGTGGATGAAGCGGAAACAATGGTAGACCAGATGGCAAAGACGGCATCTACCACGAACACATCGGTTGCACAGCTTGGCGAAGGAATCCTTACCATTGGTGCGACTGCCAAATCCATCAAGGGTGGTACGGCAGAACTGAATACCGCACTTGGCATTCTTGCAAATAACGGTATCAAGGGAGCAGAAGGTGGTACACACCTCCGTAATATTATCCTGTCATTGCAGAACCCTACGGATAAGGCAGCAGCCCAGATGGAAGCCCTCGGACTTTCCGTATATGATTCTGAAGGAAACATGCGGTCAATGAATGACATTCTTGGAGACCTCAATAAGAGCATGGATGGAATGACATCTGCTGAGAAGTCAAATATCATCAGCACCATTTTCAATAAGACAGACCTTTCTTCCGTAAATGCCCTGCTTGCAAATACGGGGGACACATGGGACAGCTTGCAGAAGTCCATCACGGACAGCGGTGGTGCTGCACAGCAGATGGCAGATACACAGCTTGATAACTTACAGGGACAGATTACCATCTTAAAGTCAGCACTGGAAGGCCTGGCTATTTCATTTGGAGAACTCCTGATGCCGGCCATTAAACAGATAGTCGGATGGGTACAGAAGTTTGTTGACTGGCTGAATGGACTGAGCGAGGGAACAAAAAAGACGGTCGTTACGATTGCACTTCTGGCAGCAGCACTCGGCCCCGTTCTTATCGTGATCGGCAAGGTAATATCCGCAGTCGGCACGATCATGACAATCGTTCCGAAGATTGCCGGAGTCATCAATACGGTAAAAGGAGCATTTGCAGCACTTAATACTACAATGCTTGCAAATCCAATCGTTCTTATCATTGCAGCAATAGCAGCTCTTGTGGCTGCTTTTATTTATTTGTGGAATAACTGCGATGGATTCCGTCAGTTCTGGATAGACCTTTGGGAGAATGTAAAACAGGTAGCCATCACGGTATGGAATGCCATAAAAGCGTTCTTTTCACAGGTATGGGAAGCAATCAAGATGATATTCTCGACCGTGTTTGAAGTGATAAAAACGCTGGTAACCACTTATTTCAATCTGTATAAAACCATCATTGAAACGGTATTCAATGTAATAAAGACTGTCATTACTACGATCTGGAATGCAATCAAGGGCGTGTTTACTACAGTTTTCAATGTGATAAAAACACTGGTCACAACGTATTTCAATATTTATAAGACCATTATCCAGACGGTGCTTACTGTTATCCAGACGGTTATCACGACCGTGTGGAATACGATAAAAACGGTCATTACCACAGTACTAAATGCGATAAAGACCATTTTTTCCACGGTATGGAATGCAATAAAGACGATCATCAGTGCAGTGGTAAGCGGAATCAAGGGACTGATCACGGGAGATTTCACTGCAGTTAAAAATTCCATTACCACGATAATGAATACGATAAAGAGTACCATTTCCACTATCTGGAATACCATCAAGTCCACCATTTCCACGGTGCTTGGTGCAATCAAGGGTGCGGTCACATCCGTATTTAACGGAATCGTAAATGCAGTGAAGGGTGCAATGGGAAATGTCCTAAATGCCGTAAAATCAGGATTTTCCAATGTAAAGAGCCACATCACGGGTCTGGCTTCACAGGCATTTACATGGGGCAAGGATCTTATCATGGGAATCGTAAACGGCATCAAGAGCTGCATCGGTGCAGTCGGGGATGCAGTAAAGAGTGTGGCTGACAAGATCAAGTCATTCCTTCACTTCTCCGTGCCGGATGAAGGTCCTCTTACTGATTATGAGTCATGGATGCCTGACTTTATGGGCGGACTTGCCAAGGGAATCGAAAAGAGCCGTGGAATGATTCAGAAAGCAGTCAGCGGGGTTTCTTCCGACATGGTCATCAATCCAAAGGTCAGCGGGGTGGAAAACATGACAGGAAACCCAACGGCACAGCAGACGGAAAGCATCTCAGGAATGCTTTCTGCAATTACTTCTGCAATCCGGGATGTTAAGGGAGACAGTGGAGACATTGTCATTCCTGTATATCTGGGCGGTACGATGCTTGATGAGGTTATTGTATCGGCACAGCAGAGGGCAAATTTAAGAAGCGGAGGAAGATAGCATGGCATATATACAGTATCTTGTTTTTAACGGCCGTTCCCTTCCGAAGCCGGATTCTTATGACGTGGGGCTTTCCGATGTAGAGGCAGATTCCGGTGGGGAAACGGAAGCCGGAACAACACAGAGGGATGTGGTAAGGACGGGAGTGGCAGACATTTCCGTCTCTTTTTCCGTATCACCGAAGTGGATAAAACTTCTGACGGCATATTCCAAACTGCCGAAGATCACAGTGGAATATTTTGATACGGAAACCTTGGACTTAAAAGAAGCAGAAATGTATATTACGGGATTTAAGGCAAAGCTGGAAAAAGATACGTCATATAAAGGTCTGTGGACGGTATCTTTTTCCCTGAAAGAAATGTAGGAGGCGGATACGGTGTTTGAGGTATCAGAAAAATTCAAGAATGCCGTAAGGCAGAATACAAGAAAATATGAATGGTACGGGACCATCACGACAAAAGCCGGAAAGGAATATCAGTTTACTGCTAAGGATATCGTGAAAGGTTCCGGCTACATAAAATGGCAGTGCTGCAGTAATACGGAGATAGAACTCGGAACGGTTTATGCTGCGGAAATGGGAATCAGCCTGTTTTCGGAAATCGACCGCTATACCCTTGAGGATGCAGAAGTAAGGCTTTATTACCGTCTGACACTTCTGGATGGAACAAAAGAGACCATACCGATGGGAATTTATGAGATCTCAGAAGCAAACAGGAAGGTACGGACACTGGAACTGAAAGGCTATGATCATATGCTCCGGTTTGAAAAAACGCTGAAGCTGGATTCTTCAAGCGGAACGCCATATCAGTTTCTAAAGGCTGCGTGTGATGCATGTAAGGTTGAGATGGCACAGACGGTTGCAGAAATCAACGCCCTCCCAAATGGAAAAACCACACTCGGTGTTTATTCAGATAATGACATGGAAACATTCCGTGACCTGATCTTTTATGTGGCACAGGTGGTAGGCTGTTTCTGCCAGATAGACCGGTATGGAAAACTAATTCTCAAAAGATATGGAAATGAGTCTGTATGGAATGTGGAGCAGAAGGAAAGGTTCGACAGCAGTTATTCGGATTTTGTTACAAGATATACTGCCGTGTTATCCACGAACCAGATCAGCCAGACGGCAGAGTATATTGCGATGGAAAAGGATGATGCCCTTACAATGAACCTCGGCATCAATCCTCTTCTTCAGTTCGGACTGAAATCCGTAAGGGAGAAAATCCTGCGGGAAATTCTGACGGCACTGCAGAAGATAAATTATGTCCCGTTTGACAGTAACACCATAGGAAATCCGGCAATGGAAGTCGGTGATATCCTTAAGTTCTCCGGTGGCCATGCAGACGAAACAAAAATAAGCTGCATAACAAGCATCGAGTGTAAGATCTACGGAAAGATGACACTGAAATGCGTGGGTAAAAATCCGAGACTTGCATCTGCCAAGAGCAAGAACGATAAGAACATTACAGGTCTTATCAATTCCGTGGAAAGCGGAAGGACCATTATTTATAACTTTGTAAATGTTGCCCCGTTTGAAATAGGACAGTCACTGACGAATGTTATGGATATTGATTTTACTGCAACGGAGGACACAACGGCAGCGTTCCAGTGCGAGATGCTTCTCGAAGTAATAAAGCCGGAGGATGCCACTGCAGATGGAGAGACGGAAGAAGAAAACCCAGAGCCGGAACTTCCGGAGCTTTCCATCATATACAAAATAAATAATGAAACCATTGATACCTTTATGCCGACAAAGACCTGTCTGTATGGAAAGCATATTGTGACATTGTTCTTTCCGATATCAAAAGTCATTGAGAACAGTTCAAATACATTTTCGATGTATCTGAAAATTTCAACCGGAAGCCTAAAGATAGGAGAGGCACAGATAAGGGCAACAATTAGTGGTCAGGGACTTGCAGCCGGACTGGGAGACTGGAACGGCCGTATCAATATCAATGAGAATATCGGATATATCAGTATCGCAGATGTGCCGTTTGTGGCAGATACATTCCGTGATAAGGTTTCGGTTACATTTCCGTCATCAAGGAGGCCGGGAATTACCCAGACGATTGGAAATATCAGCATTACAGGCCAGAACTTTGTTGCAGACACATTTACCGACCGTGCATGGATCACGGAAATCCTCCGTACATTTGTACTCACAAGCGTGCGTGGAAATCCGAAGTATAACGGATATATTACAGTCAATACCGAGGAGAACTTCACGTTGAGGAAACGGTATGCACAGAAGTCGGAACCTGAATCAATGGATCGTGGATATGCCGAACAGCTTCTGATAGATGTCTCTTATTTCGCGAGGGTGGATGCGGTGGAAATCAACGGCTATACGTCTGGAATCAGACCACAGTTTGTAATCACCGTGGCAGATACATCCGTCAAGGTTCCAGATACCGTGGAAACAGAAAATGGATTTTATGAGCTTAAAGCCGTTACGGAAGAAACACAGGAAGCCGTATCACAGGAGATAGATGAAGGATTCCTTGAGTGTACGGGCATAGATATCTCCGGATTTGACGGAGTGAAAGGAGTCGAATTTACACTATGAATTATGACAATATAAATGATATTTTTTCCGCAGGAGTCACCAACATGACCTGTCTTTTACAGGACAGCAACAACTATGATGGCGGTACGCTTGCGGTCAGCGGGGCAGACTTCTTTACATTTCTTGGGAAGGCTGTCCCTTCCATTTATGCACATGGTGATTCCTACTGGGGAATCGGAAGTGATGTGACACATCTTAAGATAGATAACCGTGATACAAGAATGAGATCCTTATACCGGGAGGAAGGAACTCTTTACAGTTATTACAGATTTTTGAAGATCAGGTGGGAGGGGTGGTCACATTACAATGCATCGGGAGCAGACTATCAGCTTAAGTATGATCTGGTTTTCTGGGATACTGGCGATATTTCACTTCATATGATTTCCGTTCCGGTCCAGTGTTATGACGGTGCGTTTGGATTTACTGCAGATAAGAATTACACATTTACCAAGCCGGATACGGATTCACCGGACATTACGTTCCAGTACTATGCAGAGAGTAAGACCTTTGAAGTGAAATACACACCGCTTGACCTGTTAGTCCCTTTTAAACTTCTGGTCAAAGATGGTGACGGAAACCTGTATACGGTGGAAAACCAAGTGATAAATGAAGAATTACAGGAAACAGCAGATGTTCTCGTGAAACTGGAAGAAACGGAGATAACGGCACTTTTATTTAAAAAGAATGGATTTGCCAAAATGCCGGAATGGGATCTGATAAAGGCTCTGTCTTTCCCGTCAGTGTTAAGCTGGAGTGACAGCAGGGCATTTCCACTGAATGCGGTTATTACGGGAACACCGCCCAAGCAGTACATCGAATGCATGGCAGACCTCTCGGATGGAACGGTTCTTGGCATCAAGGCTCTGAATGCGGAATATACGGGAGACATTACCGTACAGTACAGTTATGATGGTGAAACTTTTACGGATGAGTCTACAATGACGGATTTTCTCACGATGGATCTGGATGAACTGTATGCAGGACTTCTTGAAGCCAAAACGATCACATTCCGCTTTTGGCTTGCGGGTGATGCAACACTGACATCCTTTGTTATGAATTATAGAAATGGAGATGATGACGATGCTCAGGGGAACAACAAGAATAGAGCTTACTGATGTAAATACGGGAGAGGTGGAAACCTATGAAAATCATAATATGGTAACCAATGCACTCCGGGATGTCCTTAAACCACTGGGACTTTCCAAAAGGCCAAGCAGATTTTTTAGTGACTTTGTACCGTATTATGAAAAACTCCTCGGAGGAATATTGTGTTTTGATAAGGAAATACCGGAAAATGCAGACAACTATTATCCTCCGGCAGATGCAGCATTGATAGGCTGTGCAGCATACGGGGTACAGAATAATACAAAGAATACATTCAGGGGAGGATTCAACCAGACGGAATCCGAGATCAATCTGAAGGACAGATATGTGAAGTATGTATATGACTTTGCAACGAGTCAGGCAAACGGTACGATTGCCAGTGTCTGCCTGACAAATAAGCATGGCGGTTTTACTTCATACGGAAGCAAGAATGCCAGCTATACAAGGGATTATCCGCTGATGCAGAGTATCTGTGAGGATAATCTGCAGTATGTTTATCCTGACAAGACGGGGGCAAACACGAGCAGCAAATATTCTGGAATGACGATGGGAAAGACCGAGCTGATATTCCTGATCGACAGGGCAAAGGATTGTGCATATTATTTTAAATTCGTGGATAATACACATATCCATATCACAAGGAGAAGGACATTCCTGAAAACGGTATCTATTCTTGATAACGTGAATACGACAAAACCCCTGATAGAGGAAATCGAGGTGCCGGAGCTTGGAACAGCCCTGCGTATCGGATACTGGGGATACAATTACGACCCGGCTTCGGAGTGCCTGTATATCTGTACGCATTCAGATTACAGGGTGGCACCGGATACGTCTTATCTGGTTACGGAGATCAGGATGGATACATGGAAGGTAAAGCAGTATGAGGTTAAAAATACAACAGACAAATATCTCCGTTCTGACAGCAACTGGCAGATGTTCGTTACGGACGGATACTTATATGTTAAAAGCTATGACTCACCATATGAGTTATACAAGATACAGATAAACAATCCGGCCAATGTGGTCAAATTCAAAAGAACGAATACCTCAAGCGTGAACGGAGTCCCAAAGTTTGTAATCAACGGAAGAATCTATTATGAAAATGCTTATGATCAACTGCTGATAGCGGATACGGCAACGAATGAGATCATGCCGCCGGAGGCACAGTCCTTGTTCAACAGCAGTTATCAGGTGAATGTTACACCTGTCCGCTATGAACCTTTATTGTATTTTGGTGACTACGGGACTTGGTCGACAACCGGGTGGCATATGATGTCCAATTATCTGGCAACCATCAATAATCTGGACACGCCCGTTACCAAAACAGCGGACAAGACAATGAAGATCACTTATATCTTACAGGAACAATAAAATAATTTTCGGAAATCGGCAGTTATCCATTACGGGTAGCTGCTTTTTTCATACAAAAAATCAAAGGAGGACAAGACGATGAAGGAATTCTGGAATGCGGTACAGTTTGTATTTACGGCAGTCGGGGGATGGCTCGGCTATTTCCTTGGTGGATGTGACGGTCTGCTTTATGCACTGCTTGCATTTGTGGTGATTGATTACATTACGGGAGTGATGTGTGCAATCAGTGACCAGAAGCTGTCCAGTGCAGTCGGATTTAAGGGAATCTGCCGTAAGGTGCTGATTTTTCTTATGGTCGGCATTGCAAACATTATGGATGTACATGTCATCGGCACCGGAAGCGTGCTTCGGACGGCAGCCATTTTCTTCTACATCTCAAACGAAGGGATATCCCTTCTGGAGAATGCATCCCATCTGGGACTACCTGTTCCGGCAAAGATAAAAGCCGTTCTGGAACAGCTCCATGACAGGGCAGAAGATGACAAAGACAACGGGGAAGGGTGACGCCTTCCCTATTTTATTACAAAGAAATGGAGGATCATATTATGAGTCAGAGATTTGGAATTGATGTAAGCAGATGGCAGGGCAGTTTTGACTTTGCAAGGGCTAAGAGTAAGGAAGGCGTGGAGTTTGCCATTATCAAATCCGGAGGTGCTGATTCCGGGCTTTATAAGGACAGCCAGTTTGAGGCAAACTATAAGAAATGCGTGGAATGCAGACTTCCGAAAGGGGCATATTTTTATGGAAATGCCAGAAGTACTGCAGAAGCAAAGAAAGAGGCAGGATATTTCCTTTCACTCCTTAAGGGGAAGAAATTTGAGTACCCGGTCTTTTATGATGTGGAAGGCAGCATGATCACAAAGAACGACAGGAACACACTGACACAGATCATCAAGGCATTCTGTTCAGAGATGGAAGTAGCCGGATACTGGGCCGGTATTTATTCATCCGAGTCATTTTTTAATATTGAGATGAACGATGGGGAGCTTACCCGTTACACCCACTGGGTTGCCAGATGGGGAAAGAACAAGCCGGCCCCGGCAAGCGGTGCGGAAACACAGATCTGGCAGTTTGGTGGTGAGACGAACCTTATCCGCAGCAATAAGATCAACGGACAGACCTGTGATCAGGATTACTGCTATGTGGATTTCCCGGCAAAGATCAAGGCAGCAGGACTGAATGGTTATGCGAAGGGAAACAGCAGTGCTCCGGCAAAGAAATCAAACGAGGAGATCGCAGCAGAGGTCATTGCCGGAAAGTGGGGTAATGGCACGGAAAGACAGAACCGTCTGTCTCAGGCGGGATATGATTATTCTGCCATCCAGAGCATCGTGAATAAAAAGCTCTCTCCATCCAAGAAATCCGTGGATGAGATCGCAAGGGAAGTCATTCATGGTGACTGGGGAAACGGGACGGAGCGTAAGAACAGGATCAGTGCTGCCGGATACGATTATTCCGCAGTGCAGAAAAGGGTAAACGAGCTTTTAAGATAAGGATATGGCTGATGGTCAGGGATGGCTGTCAGCCGTATTTTTTTCAGTTTATGCCAAGGATAAAAAGGTGAAAGGTATCCGAGAAAACACTTGCTATTATTGGCTTTCAGAGTGATATATAGACTACCAAAACGAAAGGAGGCATGGCTTGTGGAAATTCAGATCAGGGAAGGAAACAGGGAACAGAAGAGAAAATTAAGGGTATGTGCATACTGCCGTGTATCAACGGATGCAGATGAACAGGAAAATTCACTGGAAAACCAGATAAGGCATTATGAAACAGTCATAAAAGCGAACCCGGCTTATGAATATGCCGGAGTCTACAGTGATTTTGCCATATCAGGGTTCAAGGAAAAAAGACCCGGTCTGCAGAAGATGCTTGCTGATGCACAAAAAGGAAAGATAGACCTTATATTAACAAAATCGGTATCACGTTTTGCAAGAAACACCTCAATCGTTCTGGAGGCTACACGAAAGCTGAAAGAACTGAATGTAGGTGTTTTTTTTGAACTTCAGAATATCAATACGCTGTCAGGGGAAGGGGAGCTGATGCTCACGATACTGGCGGCATTTGCACAGGCAGAAAGCGAAAGCGGAAGCGCCGGAGCAAAGATGGTGTACCAGAGAAAATATGAAGCGGGTATTCCGGTACAGTACCTTGAGCGTTCTTTCGGATATACGAAAGACGAAAGGGGAGTCTATATCGCAGATGAATCCGAAGCGGTGTGGGTCAGAAAAATATATGAAATGGCAGCAGACGGATATACCCCGGCAGCCATTAAAAGATATCTGAATGAAAACGGGGTAAAGACCGTGGGCGGTACAAAGTGGATCGACAGCACGGTGTTCCGTCTGATTGAAAATGAGATCTATAAGGGCGATTACATCATGCATAAGCATTTTGTGAATGAAGAAAGAAAACTGGTGAGGAACAGGGGAGAAGTTGATGCATGGTATATCGAGGATGACCATGAAGCAATTGTTTCCCCTGAACTCTGGCAGAAAGCACAGGATGCAATTGAAGCAAAGCGGGAATACCTTGCAGAAGGATCTGTTATTGAAGATTTTACGAAAGAGAACTACCCATACATGAACAGGATATTCTGTGCAAAATGCGGACATCCGCTTTACAGACGCATCTATAGTAACGGCAACAGACTGAACTGGGGGTGCAGCGGTACGAAGCGGCATGGGAAATCATTCTGCGAAGGGATAAACATTCCGGACGGGGTGCTTCGGAAAGCATGGCATTTTGACGGGAATATGTATATAGGGGAAAAACAGACAGATAAGGGGAAAAAGGAATTTACCTATCTGAAAGAAGCCTCATGGAAAAGAAGGCATAAGAAGAAAGAGCCGGAGCCGATTCCTGAAAATACGGAAACAGAGTATCCGTACAGGGAGAAGATCTTCTGCGGATTATGCGGAAGCAGACTCGTGAGGCATGTAAACACCAAAAACCATAAGGTCATATGGGTATGCAATGGGAGAAAGCGGAAGGGGAAAGACTTCTGTGATGGGACAAGGGTTCCGGATACCATCATAAAGGGATGGGGAGAGATCAAAAAAGATATTTATATTCAGAGAAAGGATGATAAGAATGGCAAGAAGCGTTACAGTTATACCAGCAAGAAGCCAAAAGGTGCGGACAGGACATAAGGCGGTACAGGAAAAGAAGATAAGGGTGGCAGCCTACTGCCGTGTGTCAACGGACCAGGAAGACCAGCTCCACAGCTTTGAGGCACAGGTCGAGTATTATACAAAATATATCAACGAGCATGAGAATTATGAAATGGCCGGCATCTATGCAGATGAAGGCATTTCAGGTACAAACACAAAGAAAAGGGAACAGTTCAAAAAGATGATCGCAGACTGCGAGGGCGGTAAGATAGAACTTGTCATAACAAAATCCATCAGCCGTTTTGCAAGGAACACGCAGGACTGCCTGGCATATTCCAGAAAATTAAAGAACTTAGGGATCGGCATCATATTTGAGAAGGAAAACATCAACACACTGGATTCCACGGGTGAGCTTCTGTTCACCATCTTAAGCTCCCTTGCACAGGATGAATCAAGAAACATTTCAGAGAACTGTAAATGGGGCATCCGCACGAAATTCAAGAACGGTGAGATGCATCTCAATACATTCAAATTCCTCGGATACGATAAGGATGAGAACGGGAAGCTTGTCATCAATAAGGAACAGGCTAAGACGGTGAGAAGGATATACAGAGATTTCCTTATCGGAATCAATCCGGCACAGATCGCAAAGGAACTGACGGAAGAGAAAGTTCCGGGGTGTCTTGGGCAGACAAAATGGTATCCAAGCACGGTAATAGGAATCCTAAAGCAGGAAAAGCACATGGGTGACGCACTTCTGCAGAAGACCTATACTGCAGACTTCCTTACCAAGAGACAGGTCAGAAACAACGGTGAGATCGCACAGGTCTATGTAAAGGACAGCCATAAGGGGATCATAGATAAGCAGACATGGAATGCGGTACAGGAAGAATTCGACCGCAGGGAAAAGTTCATGGAAGCGCATGGCACGGACAGGTACAGTTACGGTGCGGACTGCATGCCGTTCTGTGAGAAGGTATTCTGCGGGGAATGTGGAAGCCTGTTCACGAGACATTCATGGAGATCAAGGGGAATCGTACAGTGGCAGTGCAAGAACCACAGGAAAGATGGGAAAGTGGCATGCACGAATGCCTACGTTGATAATGCAGACCTGGAAAATGGATTTGTAAAGGCATTCAACAGACTGGTCACAGACAGGGATAAGCATATGGAAAGATGGCAGCAGATGAAGTCAGACGGGACACCCCTTGAAAAGATCAGGGCGGGACAGATGATGGAAGCTGTGGGAAATGAACCGCTTACCAGATTCGTCCCGGAGATCGCACAGCTTGTCCTTGGTGAAGTGACGGTGCTTGGTGCGAAAAAATATGAGTTCTTCTTTCTGGAAGGCAGTAGGGTAAAGGTTTCCGTGTAGATCACCCGGAAACCCCGCTGTCATGAAGTCCAAACAGATCCATCTGGCTGCTTTCACCGTCCGCATCCCCGGGTTCAGGAATGTCGGACGGTTCTTCTTCCATGTCCTTTTTATGCGGAAGTTTATGGGTGTAAAGTTTATCCCAGGTAAGCGGATTCCGGCTTTTTTTGTTGTAGTATATCAGTATGGCTTCCGCAAATCCGAGTGAGCCGGAACGCCTGTCTTTTGCAGTGCGGGCGAGTTCTTTAATGGATATCCTACCGAGCTTTTCCTTAAATACATCATCTTTTATGGCATCACCGTAAGCATTCAGGAAACGTGCCAGTCCGTTCATCATGTTTGCACTGAAGGACTGGGATGCCCCTTCCCATGTGGCCGCAATGAGACGGATGACATGGTCGAGCATATGGTAGCCGTATTTGTCGTGGATGTTTTCCAGGGTTGCGACAGCACAGATACCGCCCGGGGTCGTGGTGGATGCGATGGTAAGGTCATAGGATTCCACCAGGTCACGGATGATGAGCTGTTTGTCATTGCCGGCCTCTATGTTTGCCATGAATATCTCATAAGGCAGCAGGGGCTTTACATATTTCATCTGGTTTGCAAAGATATCCGCTTCATGTTCATATCCGAGGTCATCGTATACCATGCACCACACGGGTGTCTCCCTGGATCCTGAAACGAGGGCAACGATCTCAATGGTGTGCTGCCCGTTGAATACATAGTTGATGCCGTTCCTCCGGCTGACCTTTACGGGATTTATCTGGTACAGGTCAAAGTTGGCGGCAGCACGCTGGACATGGTGCTGTGAGAGGTTGCGCTGGTATTCCTGGTTGGATACGAGATTCCTGATAGGGATCTGTTCAAAGTGTACTTTTGGGACGAACTGCATCAGGTCAATGGCCTGTGGCGTTTGTCCGGCTGTCTGTTCTTCTGTCATCTGGATCATCCTCCTCAAGCTGCGAAAGCAGTCTGGTTATTTTTCTTGTTAGGTTTAACAGCTGCATCTTCACTTCACGCCTTGCATTAACTGAGGTGGAAGGAAAATCTGTAAGTTCCATGGTCCTTGATATGGTCTTTGACCATGAAGGTATCGTAAATTTAAGGCTTTCGAGTTCCGCATCTGGGTCAGTGGCGGGCATCTGCTTAATTCCGGCTTCGGCACTTTCCTTTTCCCGTTTTATCCTTCTTGAGTCCGGTTTTCCGGTGGGAAGCCTCTGCCATCTGAGTTCGTGCCGGAGCTGTGAGTATCCGATGCGGTCTATAGATCCGCTGTCCAAGAGCCTTTTCAGTCCGTTGATATCCTCAATGGGAAGACGGGAGAGTTCTATGATATTTTCATGGGATACACGGAGTTTCCCGTTTAATATCTTTTCTGCAATCTCCGGGCTTTTCCGTTTCAGGTCATCGACCGCACGGGCATAAATATCATATTTTGTCACGGTGGAAAAACCAAAATTAAATTCATTGCCTATGATGGTGGCAATATCTGTCTTACGGACATATTTCTGTGACACCTGTCCGTCTGCATTCAGTTCCGTGTCAGGATGTTTTTTCATGAATTCATCACTGGCCGTATTCATGTCCGCACGGAACAGTCTGCCTATCAGGTATTTTTTGTATTCCCCGGTAAGGTCTGTACGTTTGAGCTGTTCATGGCAGATAAAAGAGACTGCCTTATCACGGCTTTCAAACGTGATGCACCGGATGTTGAAATGGATATCCCATTTCGTACAGATCTTATACCGCAGACGGCCGTCAAGTATGATACCGTTCCATACACATACAGGCTCCAGGCATCCGTGGTCAAAGATGTTTTCTTCGAGTTGTTCCAGGTACTTTTCTTCCCTTGGCTGTATCAGCTCATCAAATTCCGGATCCGTCTGAAGTTCCGGGACTGGTCTGTTGTTCATACTGATTCCTCCGTTCGGGTCATATCATCTACAAGCACGCATTCATTCATGGAAAAGCTGGCAAGACATTCTTTTGGATTCAGTGCACCGTAGATACGGTAGCTGCGGTTATCCTCCAGATATATGCCCGTATGCCGTAATGCCTGTAAAAGTTCCGTACTGTATAATTCGTAGCAGTAACGGCTGTCGGCTTTACTGTAGCGTACACGGTGGGCAAGGTAATCCTTACGCACACTTTTCCTTATGGCGATCATGCTGTCCTGTGGGTTTACAAGCAGCTGGATATACTCCGGGTCACCGAGCATATGGAGCGTGAGCTTGTGTATGCGTATTCTGTTTTTCTTTAAGTCAATGCATAGGACCGGCTTCAAAGAGGTTTCTCTGTTCATAATGCTGTTCCTCCTTTTCTGGATGTTCTGTTGTTTCTTCTTCCGGTTCAGCGGTGTTGTTTTCGGATATGCCGAACACCGCATAACCGTCAAACATGTTGACCTGTAAACTGCTCTGGTGTTCCTCGACAGGCACACCGAACTGGTTCTGCCATTCTTCCGGATAGCTTGGCGTGCGGGACGCTTTTATCTTTCCGTCTTCCTTCTCCTCACGCACGAAGATCTCAGGCGTGGTGAGGTCAAAGACAAAGAGCAGTTCATTGTCTGACCGTATCAGCTTCCCAAGCAGTTTATAGCGGTAGGATGAATTCCATCCCATAAGCGACACGACCTTGGCAAAAAAGATACGGCAGGTGATCTGTCTGGGAGAGCGTTTTGCCGTTGCGGAACACCACCGGAAGGAATCCTTCTCATCCTCTTGGCATGGACGCACCGCCAGTTTCTTTTCATCTGGATTTACGAGTATCTGCACGAAATCCGTATCCGGGAGCTTTTTTATGCAGGCTGTGTTTACGGATATCTTGCTGGAATTAAAAGTAAAGGACGGTTCATAGGTATGGGCAAAGAACTCGCCTCGGACGACCTGATACCCGTCATAGCTGAAAGCATCATCCTCGGTCACGGGAATGGTATTCTTTTCATCGTTTGTCTGTATGTTCATCTGTGTTCTCCTTCATATCTGACATGATCTGTTTAATATTCTTTTCGATGTCATTTTTACTGGTGACCTGTATATCAGTGTCGTTGTATGTTACCGGGGCATGGGAGGTATCCGGGTCTTTACGTCCGGTGAATCCGGCAAGTTCCTCTGCCTGTGCGTGGCTGTAATAATTGCTCCCGAATGTGTCTGCCCAGTCAGGCGGATAGGCTCGGACATTTCTCTGTTGGTTGTCCGTAAAGGGTTTTACGGCAGGATCCGCATCCAGTGCACCGACCATGTCATTGGGGATGAATATCTCCGGTTCGGAAAGGTTGAAGAGCAGTACGGCATCATTCCCGCTGCCACGTTTTACCCCCGTGATGCGGTAACGGCAGTCATCGTTCCAGCCGAGGAGGGAATAGAGCGTGGGAAGAAATGCAGTCCCGCTAATCTCACGTGGAGAGTTTTTGCCGTCTTTCTTTTTAGACCACTGCATGGCATTCCGGCAGTCTTTCCCCGCATTCCTTACGGCAAAGACCAGTTTCTTTGGATGTATGAGCAGTTCCACAAGCGTGCTGTCAAGTTTGCGGACGGCAGGAGTGGAAAAGCGGATATCTCCCTGGCTGAAGGTAACGGTTATACGGTCCGTGCTGTCAAAAAACTGTGAGCGTGCGATCTCATATCCACGCAGGTCAAATTCACCGGATTTTACTTCCACATGACCGGAAGACGGGTCGGACTGTTCCGTGCCGTCATAAACACTGGAAGATGCATTCATGTAATCCGTTTCCTTAAATCCCGCCCATCTGGGGTTGATGGATACAAACCCTTTCAGGACACCTCCCGGAATGACCTTCAGCTGCGGAAGAATCCCTTTGTTCCCATACTTGGCATTGCTGATCAGTCTCTGGACCGCAATAAAGTCATCCCTTGATATGATGGCTTCGTGATGGTCGCGCTTCCGGTACTGGGGACGGTTCTGCATATTCTTCTTTGATTTATGGTTGAGATAATTCGGAGTGTAGGTCTTATGTGCAAGTACATCACCGCAGTGTCTCTCATTCTGCAGTATCTGAAGGATGGAACCGGGAGACCATACGGTGTTTCCCTTTTTGGTCTCGCAGCCGAGTTCCGTCAGGGTATCGGCAATCTCCTGACAGGTGCATCCGTTTAAGTACATCATAAATATGAGTTTTACGATCTTTGCTTCCCCTTCATTAATAATGAGGTTTCCGTCTTCATCATGGTCATATCCGAGGAGTATCGGTGTAAGGAAGATCCCCCTGCGGAAACGCATCTCAATGGATGCATTCATGATCTCACTCTTGGTATGGCTTTCTTCCTGTGCAAGTGTGGCCATGAAGGAAAGCACCATCTCACTTTTGGGGTCAAAGGTGTTGAGTCTTTCCGTTTCAAAGAAAACACCGACAGGATGGGGGAGTGCGAGAAGCTCCCTGACATAGCCGATGCAGTCCACCACATTCCTGGCAAAACGTGATACGCTCTTGGTCACGATAAGATCTATCTGACCTTTTTTGCAGTCTTCAATCATCAGCTTGAACTGGTCACGGTGCTGGAGTGAGGTGCCGGAGATGCCTTCATCCGCATAGATCTGCACCAGTTTCCAGTTCGGACTCTTACTGATGACATCATGGTAATGGTTCTTCTGCAGTTCATATGAGGATGTCTGTCTTGGGTCATCCGTTGACACCCTTGCATATACGGCAACACGCTGTTCATTTTCCACTGCAAATATATCTTCCTGCGGAAGGGCAGGGATCACGTCAAGTTCATCCGGGTCGATACCTTTATAACGTTCCCTTATCTTACTTTTCTGGTCGGCAACTGAGCCGGCTTTCTGCTCGTTTTCGTTCATGACTTACCACCTTTATTTCTGTGCTGGATTTTATTATAAAATTTTCATGCTGAAATAAAATAGACTATACGGACAGCCATATCCCTATAGTCTATTTCAAAGAAAATTTATTTGTGTGAAAATAGTGTGCCTTTATCTGTGCCTGTCACTGGAAACAAGCTCCCAGCCGTTTTTGTGCATGGCTTCAAGGCTTGCCTTTATAAGTTCATAGATGAATCTTTTCTCATTTTCCGAGCAGTCTTCCATGAGCATATCGATGTCGGTCTGGTATGCAGCCGGATTATTCATCTGTACTCCGGCAAGCAGTTCATCCACGGTAATGCCGAGGACATTCACGATACGGATGATAGATTCCAGGCTTGCTTTTCTTTTTGCATTTTCAATGTGGCTTATGTAGGAGACGGAAAGGTCAGTCATTTCCGCAAGCTGCGCCTGTGAAATATGATTCTGCTCCCTTACTTCCTTGATACGGTATCCTATCTGCCTGTGGTTGACAGATATCTGCGTCTGATTCATAGATTGTACCTCCTGTTTTCTTTTTCTTACGCAAGGTAAATTATCTATCAATGAGTGCAAAAAAGTTGTGTAATTTAATAAAGCGTAATGGAGTAAAAGGAAAACAGGGGATAGGAAAGTGCGAAATATGTCGAACGATTCTTATTGAAGGATACGGATGCAGATGGTATGCTTATAACTGGAACAAGACGATATAAGAATGATGGAAACAAGGTAAATCAAGGTTCTGTCATGATACAAAATTGAACTGCATAAACCTGCCGTTCATATTTTTTTACCCAGATACTCCACTACACTAGAGTAATTTACGAAAGAGATATGGTTCTAATAATTCTTCTGCGTAACGGTTACAATATGTATATCGTACAGATGGAAGAGAGGTGTAATTTACTTGCGTACAGAGGAGTACATACCAAAGAGGGTAAAAGAATTATGCAGCAAGCATAAAGTCTCCAAATACAGACTTGCACAGCTCACGGATATGTCGCAGACAGCGTTGGCAAATATAATGAATAAGAAGAGCATACCTACAGTACCGACCCTGGAAAGAATCTGTGATGCATTCGGAATTTCAATCGCACAGTTCTTTGCCGGAGATGGTATGCGGCCTGACCTGACAGATGAGCAAGGTGAATTATTGGAGATATGGGATGACTTAAATGCGGATGAACGCAGAATACTGATGAACTTCGTAAGGACGTTGAAGAAGTAAGGGGAAGCAGTTTGATTGTATCTGACAAGGCTGGCTTCCCTTTTTCTATGCATTCCTGTGACCACGGAAAGTGATGAGGATGTATATGAGAGTACAGGATGAGGAATTCAAAACAATGATCTACGATCTGATGAACGGACATTATGATCTGGATAAATTTGATTGTGCGGAAAGCAGTGTGGTAGAGAATGAATTTGCAGAAGGCAGATACTGTGAAAAACTCTATAGTGAAATGCTTGCAGCCTATGGAAGGATATGCCAGAGGCTGCATGAGCAGTCCGGTGAGGACAGGGACGTGGAAATCATAATAAACAATCTGCTGGACATGGGCAGATACCAGAGCTTGAAGATGTTCAATTATGGGGCATTCTTTACTGAAAAACAGAATCAGCAGTAAGACGGAAGACAAAAAATAGTGTGGCTACGATTTGACAGCCACGCTATTTTTTGTTACAAATATAGTGGTGTTATACGATGCGTATAACAGAGAGCCGCAAAAATGGTTTTGCGTGATTATACAAATCTCAAGAATAAGCAAATCTGGGGTGTTCAAAGGGGGTATATCCCCTAGTGGGCTATCCCCCTTAGCATTGTATGCTGACTATCCCTTTATAATAAGAAGTTATGCCATCTATAAAAGACAGGGTAAAGCCCCAGACGGGACTTCATATTTCCCTGCTTGGAGGACTGCTCTTTCGACTGATGCGGCGGGCTCGTGTGCCGATTCCGGCAGCAGGAATTATCACGATAGCAGGACTTTTGTTGTACGGCATGATGACCGGAATGAGTCTGGCAACGATGCGCGCGATCTGGATGATGGTGATTTTTCTTGTGGCGCAGATGTTCGGGAAATCCTATGATATGCCGACTGCGATGGGAATTGCCTTGTTCTTTATGCTTCTATGCAACCCGGTTCGCATCTTAGATGCCGGGATGCAGTTAAGCTATATGGCGATTGCGGGGGTATCACTTGGAAACTATGGGATGAAGCGCTTGCATAAAAAAACTGGATTTCGGCGGTTCCAGAAACGATATCCGCTTCGGTTCCGTGTGGTGCAGAGCCTGTTTTATTCTGTAACATTGCAGGGGATGATGCTTCCTGTGGTGGCAAAAACCTATTACGAGATACCAGTCTATGCAGGATTGCTGAATCTGATCGTTGTACCGGGGATGACGGTTGTGGTAGCAGGAAGCTGGTTCGGCTTGCTTGTATCCATTGGCACGATTTCGCTTGGCAGGTTCGTCATGCTGCCGGTTGGGTGGATGTTACAGGGATATACATGGCTTTGCGAAAGGACACTGGAACTGCCGTGGAATACACTTGTTACAGGAGAGATACGAGGCTGGCAGATTGGCATGTGGTATGGCGGGATTGCATGCACGCTGGTATTGCTTTGCACAAAAACAAGAAATAAGCTGCGGGACTTTGTATATAAACATACCGGTAGGTTCTGGCGTAAAAGAGAGGTCGTGCGCTACACTGTATGCACGATCCTTATAAGTATGCTGTTACAGGGGGCAGGACAGGCGTTATGCGTGTGGCAGCAACGCACAGAAGCAATCTGTTTCTTGGATGTTGGACAAGGCGATGGAATCCTGATACGATCCCCGGACGGAAGAAATATCGTGATTGACGGCGGCTCGACGTCACAGTCAAAATGTGGGACATACACACTGCTTCCGGCGCTGCGATCGCAAGGCATGACGGAGATTGACTGTTGGTTTGTGACACATACCGATGAGGATCATATCAGTGGATTAAAAGAACTTTTATTGCAGGGAAAACTGACGCAGATCAAGGTGCGGACGGTTGTCTTTTCCGCCTATGTGTTTCAGGATGCGGCATTGGCAGAGTTAGAAGCAGTGATTCGGGCTGCCGGAATCACAATCGTGTGGATGAGGGAGGGCGACGTGATTGGAGATGATACATTTACGCTTACCTGCCTGCATCCAACTGCAGAATATCGCGCAAAGGATAAGAATGCAGCGAGTCTGGCACTGGCATATCATTCTGATACATTTGACATGTTATTTACTGGAGACATGGATGCAGATGCCGTCGCAGATATGGATATACAACAGGATTATGATTGTATCAAGCTTCCGCACCATGGCTCGAAGTACTCGTATGTGGAGGGGGTCTATGCGCATGCGGACTATGGTTTGATTTCCTGTGGATACAATAACCGTTATGGACATCCACACACGGAAGTGCTACAAGGGTTAGCGCAGGAAGGGACGAAGGTACTTCGGACGGATGAGATGGGCGCAGTTGTTTTTCGGGGGAGATAAAAAGCTTGGAGGATACAATAATATTTAATAGGGACGAAGTGGTAATGAAATAGATTGTGTCAGAAAATTGATAGAAGAAGAAAGGTGTGATACAATGTATTCGTTGAAATAGGGCTACCGCAATCCCACTGGCTTTAGACGGTGGGTTAAGGTAGCCGGAAGCGGAGGTTTGTGCTATACTTGCGTTATGGAAACGTGGAAATCAAA